CTTGCATGGTGTTCCTCTCGATAATGTTTGGAGTGGGGGTAACAGTACAGATCCACCAGGCACTAACTCAGTATTGGATGGACTTGAAGATGAGTTGATTGGTGAAATTGAAGAGGAAGAAGTGGATGACTTTAACCAAACAGATGATAGCCTTGAAGGTACAGCAGGGAAGAACGCTTTTGACCGGCTTACAGACCGAATACGATATGCGATTAGCAGCCGAAAAAGCACTAGCCGGTAAGATACAGGCCCAATTTACAGCTGCTGAGAAGGCTACTCTTAAGAAGTTCCTGGCGTTGTATGGTGATCCTGACATCCTGAGTTTCCAGGTTAGGGAGATACTCGATCCCTGGTATAAATTGGAGCCCAGATATAATGATACGATCCTCTATGAGAATACTAAAGCACTCCGTAACGGCCGTAAAAGCACAGTTAACCTTATCAACATCCAAAAAAACAAAAATGAACAATTGAGATTATTCGATTTTGACCGCAGCATCTACAACAACCTACGAAACCAGACATTCACCGCATCAGCCCATACCATGGAACGGGTCCGTCAAGACATAATGAAAAACGTAGCACAAAGTTACAGTGAAGGACTCGGTATAAAAGACGCCGCTCGCAACTTGAATAAGAAGTTCACGGCCTTAAATGGTTATGAAGCTAACCGTATCGCCCGAACCGAAATCAATTCAGCCCAGAACGTGGGAAATTATCAAACACTGATTGATTATGATATTAATTATCAGCAATGGTGGACTGGCCAGGATGCCCGGGTTCGTGACAGTCACCGGGCCCTACATGCAATGATAACTAAGATTGGGAATAAGTTTCCTAATGGTTTACTCCACCCTGGAGATCGAAGTGGTTCAATTAAGGAGTGGATCCATTGTCGTTGTACTATTGTACCTTACCTCATGCCCCTTGGTTTTATGGCACCACCAGGCATGAATGTGTTCCGTGAATCGGATATAATACCAATCCCCGGAATGACAATAGATCAAAAAATAATACTTGATTCTCATGGCCGTGTAGATGTTTCCAAACTCGATTATGAACAATTTAAAAACCTTGAGAGTTAAAAGTGGAGAATTTAATAAAATCGTTAAAAGGTGATTATGATTGATTTTCTATGTTTTTATTGGGGTTATTGGCCTTTTAGTCTTCTTGCTTATTTCAACAGTATATGAGAATTTACGCTTGAAAAGAGAGATTGAAGCTTTCCGGCGTATGAACCGGAATTTACATAATCAGATTAAAAAGTTTAACAAAAAGCTTTAATTCCTATTTATCATTGTTTTATCAATTAACAATCTATTTTCATGGACTTATTTTAAAATTAGAAACTTTAAAACCAATTTTTTTGGAGGTGATTTATATAGCAAACAAAGAACCCTTAGCCCCCGCTTTCATCGCAGAAAAACACCAAGACCACGTTCTCTTCACAGGTACCGCAATGATACCTGGAGAGCCAGATTGTGACTATGAAAACGGTGAAAAAATCTTCACTGAGCAAGAAATCAGCGATTTCAGACAATCTTATAAAAACTACGGAATCCTTGATGAAGAACATACATTCCTCAGAAACAACCGCAAGGTCGGTGAACCCGTTGAAGATTTCTTACTCCCTGGAGCAACCAAGATGACCAATGTCTACGGTGAGGAAAGAGAATACCCCCGTGGTACATGGGTTGTTAAAAGCAAGATAACTGACCCTGAGCTGATGGTGAAGGCAGAGAAGGGCGAGATAGCATACAGTCCTACAGTAATACCAGAAGAACGAGCCATACAACTAATGGCAGCCAAAGGCAGGACCTTAATTAAGGACGTGCCAAACCCTGTTGTTTATACTTTGAGTTTAACTACCCACCCCTGCATTGATAACAGTTGCCAGGTAGGTAAATCAGCTGCGGTGAAGTATGGGGTATCAATTTCTAAAACAAACAAATCAATACTTGAAAAGGCCAGGGACATTATCAATAGCTTGATAAGTCCCAAAGAGCCAGATAATGGAGGCGATAATGTGACTAAAAGTGAAGAAGAGAAGAATAAGGAATACGTGACAAAATCCGACTTAGAAGAATTTGGAAACGGATTAGTCCAGAAATTTAAGGAAGCATCAAAAGCGGATCCACCTAAAAAGAACCCTGAACAAAACACTTCATCAGATGCCGGTTCCGATACTCAGGAAGGCAAATGCCCTAAATGCGGAGCACCTGTAAAGGCAGCTGATAAATTCTGCAGTAACTGTGGAACCGCTCTTAAAGCAAAGAAATCCAAAGACAAAGAAGAGAAGGATAGAAGCAAAGCCATAAAAAATCATGATGATGGAAAAGACGATACTGCCTTTAAAAGCATCGAACACTATGCTGGCCGTGACCTGAAAGGAAGGCCAATCAAAGCAAGAAAATAGAAAAAGAGTAAAATAAGGAGGATTTGATATTTATGTTATTAACACAAAAAGCACTAAGCGATTTAGTAAGTAATAAAGCATCCGCCCTGGCAATATCAACTTTTAACAAGGCCATATTAAACCCAGAACAAGCGGGAAGATTTATAAGAGAAATAACACGTGAACAGGTAGTGCTGGCTGAGGCCAGTGTAATGAGTATGAAAAGCCATACTAAAAACCTGGATAGAGTAACACTTGATGGCCGTGTACTTCACAGTGGTTATGATGAGGATGGATTAACCAGGGAACTAGACGCTGATGAAAAGGTTAAATTCAAGACATGGCAGAATCAGCTGGTAGCAACTAAGTTAAAATCTCAGGCTGAAATTGAGGATGATGAACTCGAAGACAACATCGAAGGCAAAGCATTTGTAAACACCCTACTAGACCTCATTGCAGAAGGAATCAGCGATGATACTGAAGTATGGGCTTTAGGTGCAAACAGTGATGAAATAGAGATTGCAGATGATGATTTACTGGCAACAACCAAAGGGTGGTTACACCGCAGTGCATATAATGTCTACGACATAGAAGTAGCTGATGGTAAGGATGTTGAAGGACTATTTAAGGCTATGCTGGAATTAATACCAAAGAAATTCCTGGGTAATAGGAATAAATTCCGGTTTGGTGTACCATTTGAATATGAAGACCTATATAGGGATGAACTCGCCAGCCGTGGAACCAGTTTAGGTGATGAAACCATCCAAGGATTCAGACCCTTAACTTATCGTGGTATCCCTGTTAAACATGTGCCCAGTCTGGATGACACCACACTACAAGAATTAACAGGAAGTCCAGCTGCAATGCTCTACACCCCATCTAATCTTGCTATGGGTATTTACAGACAGATTGGAATGGAACCTGACAGGCATCCAGCTAAAGAAACAACTGAATGGGTTGTAACCATGCGTGGGGATGTGAACCTGGTTAATGAGTTCATGAATGTTTCAGCATTCCCTGACCTTGAGGATCCAGATACCGGTTCATCAGGTTCATCAGGATAATAAAACCTATTATCCCTCTTTTTTTAATGGAGTTGATCAAACATGCCATTGCCTGAATGGAAAAACTTAAAACCAGAACAGAAAACACCCCGTAGCCAGTATGAACTGATTAAAAAGGAATTAGACAAAATACAAAAACAGACAACTAAAAAAACAGGTAAACCAGTTGAAAAGACAATTAAAGCCACTGAACCACCAAAGGAAGCCCAAACAGTAAAAAAAACAGAGAAATGAATATACCCGAAATCATTCATGGTATATGGTTAGGGGGACGTATACCTCTTAAACTTAAGAACTATCGCCGGTCATGGAAACGATATCACCGGGACTGGGAATTCAAGCTTTGGACTGAGGATAACCTTCCTGAATTGGAGAATCAAACCCTTTATGATAAAGCGATAACCTATGCGGAAAAATCTGATGTAGTTCGTTTGGAAGTGCTTAAAGAGTTTGGTGGTGTTTATGCAGACATGGATTACAGCTGCATAAGAAATATCACCCCATTAATTGAGGATGCGGATTTCTTCATAGTTCAAGACGGTAAAATATGGAAAAAAAACCATCCCCGATATGGTATACCCTATTTAAACAACGCTTTCATAGGATGCACCCCTAATCACCGGCTTATTAAACTTTTAGTTGATAGTTTACCCGGATTTGCACTGGAAAACAAGGATTATCATGTTTGTTTCCGCACAGGCCCTGGATTTGTTTCTCAAATGCTTAAAGATGAAGATATCCTTCGATTAGAAAATTGGAAGATTAGACGAAAATACGCCAAACATCACTATGAAAACAGCTGGAAGGATATTGAACCACAACCCCAACTATGGCCCGGGGATTAAAGGAAATATAAAACTATGATTACCTTTAATGACTATGGCCGTGGTTTCTCTACTAAAACAGGGAAACGAGAAGCTGTGGGGTGGATTAAAGAGCACGTGCCCATGGATGCGAAGATCCTCGATGTTGGTTTTGGATGTGCAATATATGCTAGATTACTAAGGAAAAATGGTTATAAAAACATTGACGGAGTAGATGTCTATGAACAGGGTATTAAAGAGCTTAAACTGGAGCGCTATTATCGTCGCATATTTATTGATGATATTCTGGATTTCAGTTTTACTTATTATGATCTGATCATCCTGGGAGATGTCCTGGAACATTTGTCCTTGGAGGATGCCCAGGCACTACTCGGGGGATGGATCCGTAAAAACAAAATGAATCACCTATTAGTCAGCATCCCCTTCCAATTAAAACAGAGCAGTACACACGAAAACCCCCATGAAGAGCATCTACAACCAGAAGTAAATGCAGATTACATGAAGACTAATTATCCTTACCTGGAACTCTTATACTCAGCGGAAATGGAAGACGTACCTGGTAAAACTATTGGCATCTACACTTGGAGAAGAACCTTATGACTTATTGCACAGCTGAAGAAGTTAAAGAGTTAACCCAAATACGACCCGATCAACTCGGCCTGGAAGCAGAAGACACCGATGGGCTTGACACCATCCTTAACAGGTGGATAGGCTACTGTACAAGCCTAATCGACGCCCACACCCACACCACATTTGAAGAAAGTGTTCCGGGGGCTGTATCTTTGGTTTGTCTAAGGGCTGTCGCAAATATGGTTGCTTTTAGCCAGACAAGGAAAAACACGCCTTTGATTAAGGTGAATGATTGGAAGGTTACGGTGTCGAGTAGTGATATACTTACCAGTGACTTAAGAAGAGATTTAAAGCCTTTTGTGGTGGATAAATCCAATAAAAGTGATAGTATTGACTTTTTTGCTATAACTGGTGACTAAACCATGGTGTCCATGGATGTTGAAATTGAACTCAAGAAGGGCGAACCTCAAGGCGCTATGGGTAAGATTGTTAAACGTGCCATCCAACTCAGCCGTATTGAGTTAAAGGGAAACCTACAACGAAACAGCCCCGTAGATGAAGGAAAAATGCAGGGTGGATGGTTCCTTGCGACGGTTCCTGCCCCCGGTGGTAAGGTTTACAGCAGTGCCAAGTACACATCCTATGTCAATGACGGAACAGGTATTTATGGCCCCAAGGGAAAGAAGATCGTACCCAAAACTAAAAAAGCCCTTAAATTCGTCTATAAAGGAAACGAAGTAGTGGTTAAATCAGTTAAAGGTATCAAGCCCCGCCGATTCGTCGAAAAATCTATCACACAGACTGAAAAACGTAGTGATGAATTCGTGATAAGAGCTACACTGGAAAACCAAGGAGACCTATAAAAATGACGGCACTACCATTAACCGAGGGACTGGCAGCACCGCCCAGGATAATAGAAAACTACTTAACAGTTGAAAAGACCGAAGATGGGATTCTTACCGACCTTCAACAGATCATACCCACCCACCAAACCGATATCGTTTTAAAACCATCAACAGTTTGGATACGTGAACATCCTACAGTAGTTGAAACAGGAAAAGACTATAATCTCTCAAATACCCAATATCTGATGACTCCCTATGAATTTATCTGCATAGAAACAGGTAAAACACCATCAGAAAGAGATAGTAAAGCTCGTAATCTAGCGACAAGAGTCGGAGCATCCATTATTAAAAACTTCAACCGAGTTAAAAGTGACCCTGATGATCCCGATCGAATGTTCCAAAACGTACGTTTCAACACTTTTATACCTGACGGAGCGGTGGAGATAGAGGGAAAGGCCGAGGATGTGCCGGCTGCTGCGTTGATTCTTGAGTTTGTGTATCCTATTCAGTGGATGTACTGTAGACGATTATAGAAAAATTAAATAAAAAGACTTTTTTGGAGGTTAATTAACCATGTCAGATGAAGTACAAAGAGTCGTAGGACTCATAGAAGAAACAAATTACGGAGTAGTACCCACAAGTGGGAGTCCGGCTGTAGATAGCGGTCCTGATTTCCACATGGAAATTGAGGACTCTAGCATAAAAATAGAGGGCGACCCACTTAAACTAGCAACAGGAAGCCGGGGAACAAAGATTGTAAGGCCTGGAACTTACCTACCCAGCCCTGAACATAGCGGTGTAGTTGATCTTAAACAGATAGGCCACTACCTGAAAGGTGTCCTGGGGGATTATGAATACACCGCTGGAACACCTGGAAGCCCCGGTACGGCGAATATTCATGAATTTTGGGGTGGAGAAAAACGTAAACTACCCAGCTTCACACTTTATGGCCACTTCGATGAATTCATAAAAAGATGCCAAGGTACCATAATCCAGTCCATCAGTATGGAAGTGTCCAATGAATTCCTGAAATTCACTGCAAAGTGCGTAAGTCAGAAGGACACTATGATTAAGGATATGCCCACTGCAGCTGAGCTGAAAACAATCGAAGGTATCGTGCCACTCGCTTTCTATGATGTTGCATTGGAGTTTGATGGTGCAGTACCACCTGGTATTGTCAGTAGCTTGAAATGGGAGGTCAGCAATGACATTAAAACCGACGATGCCTTTGGAATAGGTAACTCTCGTTTCATGCTCATAAAACCGACCGCGGGCGCAAGGACAAACACCTTAGAGATGGAGGTTTCCTTGGAACCCGAAACAGTCAAGTACATTGAAATGTTTGAATACGGAGAAGAGGGCGCATCTACCCCTAGTAATTGTAAGATTGCTAAAGTACCTATCAAGATTACCCTGGCCAGTATTTGTGATAATCCACTTGAAAAACTTACCATCTACTTCCCAGACTGCATGTCAACAGTTGAATACAGCGCATCTGGATCCGATGCAATTAAAATGAAACTAGCACCGGAAGCCCTGAAAACCACTAATGTGGAACTGGCTGATGGATTGACTGAGGTACAAGCGGATGTGTATTGTAAGTTGGAGAACTTAATTCCTGAGATTGTGCCTGGCGGCGTGGATATGATAGAATAAATTCCCTTTTTCCTTTTTTTTAGCATTAAATAGACTGAATTACCTAGGAGATAATTAGAATGGTAGCAAGTAAAGAATCAATATTAGAAAAAGCAAAAAAGCCACAACTAGTATTTATAAAGTCAATGGAAGATGAACTCCCTTTACGCCCGCTCAGTAAAAAAGAGGCCGTCGAAGTTGAGAAAATAGAATCCAAAGCATACGGAAAATTCGAGACAAACGAAAAAGCCAAGACCAAACGAGGAATGAGGCAAAAAAAGAACGCAAATGTTGAATCAGAACTCGAAACCAAAGGTACAATTGACCTTGCTAAAATGACAATAGCAAGTCAGGCAGGAAAAACAATGGCTATCTTCATTAGTATAAACAATGACCACCCCGATGCAGAGAAATGGACTAAAGAAGAAATCGAAGGCATGACTAACGATGATTTCGATGATGTTTTTGAGGCTGTGCGGGAGATTTCAGGTATTGGGATAGAAGAGGACGAGGACGAAGAGGACTTTCAAGACTGAACGCAATTGTACGATACAGGATATACAAAACGGGGTTAATCAACCCCAACTCATCTATTTAGACATCTTAGATGATGTGGTTCCTTTACGTCCAATATCTAAAGTAGAGGCTCAAAAAAACATTAGTGAGGGAGACCCTATAGAACTCATCGTATTATCTCTTAATAATAACCATCCAGATGCAGATAAATGGACTTCAGAGGACGTAGAACGTTTAACAACACACCTAATTAAAGAGTTACTCTTGGAGATCCAGGATCTGTCTGGTTTTAACATTTCACAATTCAGCATCGACGCCTTGCTTAGGACTGATGAAGCACGTAATATTATATGGCTTGACTACTGTGGGTATCATTTAGCATCATCTCAAGCTGATTTAACAGGACCTCAAGAGTACTTTATCACCAAAGGAAGGTCTCAACTATATAAAGAGATGAATCAAGTCAAAAAATAGAAAAAAAACTTTCTCCTGGGAGGATCTATGCTATGGCTATAATGACGATAATCATAAAAGCAATCGACAAAGCATCTGAAGTTGCTGTTAAAGTTGGTAACGCCACTAAAGGGCAAATGGACAAAATAGCCCAAGCAACCGACAAGGCACGGCAAGCAGGGGATCGATTTACTGGTGCTGTTGTTAAAACAGGTCAAAGTGGGATGTCTGCCTATGCCCAG